TATTCTAATGTTACAACCGTAACGCTGCGATAGAGCGCCACAGTACTCTACACCTTCTTTAGGCCATAGTCGAACGCAAAGTCGTCGAAGGTTCTATGGTCTTCTTCAGCCTCCCTATCCGCGTAGTACGATTCCAATTGTTCAGGAATCATCCGCGGATCTAGAGCGAGGGAATGAAGCAGAGCTTCGGGAAGACGTGCGGGAACCCAACCTTGCATGAGATCGTGATACAGATCATCGATGCAAGCGGGGACGCGCGAAATTTTTTCGTACTTCCACGAAGTTATTCTCTCAACGAGCCCGGGGGTAGATCTGACTGCATCTACCACAAGGGGGAACATAGAATGGGCGTGTGGGTTTATGAAGGCGCGGCATATCAGTTTCATTTCCTGAACTGACATTTGCCATCCTCCTTCCAGCTTCTCGTAGATCCGACGAAAAGCGGCCAAACTGTCTCTCTTCAAGAAACAGTTCACACGAGGACCCTGTAACATTGGGTCCGCATTCAAGTTCCTCACACCGAGCTCGTAGGCAGCAAAGCCGATAGTTGGAAGACGATTACGCTTCGCGTTCTCAGTCTCCAGCCAAGCTGCCTCGAGAGCTTTCCTCCGCCCTTCTCCCTCGGGAAGGCTTACTAGACCCAGACCTCCGAGCGAGACTGGAATTCCTAACTTCAACTTATCCGTTAGGTTCCAAACGCGCTCGGCTTCTGGCCTCACCAGGGGGTCCTTTTCCCCCATCCGTTCCCTAAACTCCTTCCACTCTCTCTGAGGGTTGATGAAGTATCGGTTGTCACCGGTCAGAGCAGTAAGGAGAGAAGGTCGTAACACGTTGACCCTCTCTACACTGTCTCCGTCCCACAGCTCAGAGTTAACTGTGAAATAGTGCCTGTTCTTGATAGTCTTGCCCCTAGAGACAATCCCACCAATAGAACGGACACCTCTCTCCCAGTTCTCTGCAGTGAGCCCGATACCGGCTTCCTCCCGAAAGACTACGTCGTCTCCGTTGATGCCGACACCTCTAAAGGAAAGTAGGTTCTTCTTATCTTTGAGAACCCACTGTCGCACATCATCGTCCAGGCCATACAACACGGCGCTGAGAGACAGGACACACAGGAAGGGGAAACTGATCACACTACCCATCATCTGGCCTCTGCTCTGCTTGTAGAATCGGGACTCTTTCCCACTTCCGACTTTAAAAGTGCACTGAGTTGTAAAGTTCTTCAACTCTTGTGCGAAGTCGTACTGATTCCGCTCGCAGAACAGATCGATCAAAGAGTCCGTGATACGACCATCAAAATTGTCGGTCGCGCTCTCAAGATCACCAGATACGTAGAAGCCGGGCGCCCGCTTCTTTAGTATGGATCTATTCCTCTCTGCCCATTCACTAACATCTCCGCCAAAGATCGCACATGTCAGTTTTGAAAAGCAATGGTTGAGATATTTTACTATCCAATTATGCTTGACATGATCCGCGGAGTCCTTAGTGATTGTCCTTATCTTTCCGCCTGTGTAAATTGACACGGGAACAACGTAGCGCTTTTTGAAGCGTCTCCCTCCAATCCGCAAGAAGAACCTCTTCCCCCCGAGCCCCTTCGAATTTTCCAAGCACGACGCCTCCGGGACGTAGGTACGCTTCTTGAAGTCCTCGAAGTCTTCATCGATCATGATCAGATCGAGAACTCGCCTAGCAATCCAAATAGCCTTGTCATCTACAGGCTCCTTAATTGGATTATTGCAGGTTCGTTCAAGAAAGTCTGGAACAGACTTCTGAAGCTTTCGCCAAGGACTGGCGACCCACACCTTTCGGCAAAGGTAGTTGGTGAACAGATCACGAGCGTGTCTCTTGCTCGGATCTTCGGTGACCTCAAATTCCAGGGTCCCGAAAAAGTTCTCCATCTCCTCGTCGCACTCGGATTTCGAGAAGAGTTCAGAGGTCGGATATCCTGAGAGGCCAGACAGGTAACGGAAGGCGCCGTAGAGGTCTGATAGAGCTTTCTTTTCTAGCTCATCAATTTCGTCAAGGTGACCTTCAGTCTCCTTGACAACCTTCGCGCGCTTCTCGACGTCCTTGATCCTGGAAGCAAACCCGAGTGACATGAGATAGATCTCTCGTAACTCTCGGGAATGCTTCATGGCATTCACAGAATTGGTCCATCCTCGCGGGCTATCGGAAGCTTCGAAAACGTCGGTCCAACGAGAGAGTACCCACTTCGTGGTTAGAGGAACATCTTGGTTCA